GAAGACGGGACGGCCGCCGAGATCGAGTTCCTGCACGTCGGCAGCAGCGGCATCGGCGGGTTTCGCGTCTCCCGGCTTTACATCACCGGGCTGTGCTTCCTCGACGGCTGAGGAGGGCACTTCCGCAGGAGCGTCGGCGGGTTGCTCTCCGGAAACTTTCGCGGCTTCGGCTTCCAGCTCTTCCGGAGTTTTGGCGACGACTTCTTTCCAGCCCTGCTCGATCTTCTCCCGAAGACTGGTCGGTTCTTTCGGTGCGGCAGGAGCTGGCGTGCCGAGGCCAGAATCCGGTGCGCCAGTCGCGGGCGCGGACGGTGCGGTAGGGGAGGACGACGGTGCAGGCGAAGCTGCAGGAGCGGGTGCGCTAGGGGCTGCGGGTGCCGGCGCTGAGGCCGGGGCTGCTACATCGACTGGCATGGGTGTCTCCTTGAGAGTGAGATCGTTACTGCGGGCTTACTTGCTGGCTGCGGGTGTGTCCGGCGCGGCGGGAGCTTGGTCGAGCAGGGTCGTCACATCCGGCTCCGATGCGGCGGCTTGCTGCGCAGGCAGTGACAGCGCGGCTTTCGCGGCGTCTTGCTGAGCAGGCGATTGATCGGGCAATGGGGCAGGTCCGGTCGCGCTCGATCCGTCGGTGTAGTTCTTGGTCTCGATTTTCAGCCCACTCGTCCCGCCTTGGGGCAGTTTCGTCTCGGGCGCAGCTTCTGCCTTGCCAGCCTGATGCTCTGCGACGACCTTTTCGAACTCCGGCCGCGGCTTCGCGATGATTCGCCCGTCATTGTCGAGTGTCGGCGGCGCGAAGGGATGATCGAACATCGGATGATCCTTCGGCGCGCGGTTGTGATCTTCGTCCGCATACTTGCAGCAGTTGATGTGGAAGGTGGGAAGGTCGGGGTTCAGCTCTTGCCGCGATTCGTGGCTCATGTGCGGCACGTCGTTCACGTCGACGGTGCGGCCTTCGTTGTCCTGATAGCCGACGGAGATAAAGCCTTCGTGCAGTTGGTTGAGCGCTTTCACTAGCGCGTTGTGGGGGACGCCTTTGGCGTCGATGTAGACGACTACGTCGTTGATGTTCATAAGGTTCTCCTTCTGATCTAAAATCTGTGCATGGAACACGAAGAGCTAGTTGAGATGGCCGCCGAGTGGTGGCTTCGTTCCGGGTACTGGACTCAAACTCGCGGCGATTTCACCGTGCGGCTTGCCAATGGCGGCCATTGCGACATCCGGGAACTGTTGGCTGACTTCGCGCATCAGTTACCCGCGCAAGAGAAGCTCGCGATGATGACGCTTCCGCAACGAGTCGAACTGGAGCAAATCGCCCGCCAACTGCTGGAGCACGATCCTTGGCGCAAACTGTACGAGGAGCACATGAATTCCTGCATCAACGTGAAGCCTGCGATGTTCGGCGGCTGACGGTTCACGCCGGAGCTCCCGCGGGCTGCGGTTGCGGCGCTCCCGGCGGCGGCGCTGCTCCTGAAAGTTGCCGCTCCGCTTCCAGTTCCTTCTGATACACCACGCAGAGCTTGTAGTAGGCGACGAGCGAGTCGAGCGCGGCCTGGTTGTCTTTCACTTTGTCCCAGTGCGTCTGCGTCCATGATTCGAGAATCTTCTGCGAGGCTGCGAGATCGTCGAGGTATTTGTTCGGCATCGCGGCCGGGATCATCACCGTCTCGCCCGGCTTCATGGGATCGGGCTGCTCGGTGGCGGGAGACTTCACCAGAATGTTGATGACCTGCAACATCTTCTCTCGCATCGATGCGCCGGGTGCGACCAGTCCGGGTACGCCGATGTAGCGGATGGCATTGTCCATGTTGTCCGGCTCTGTCATCAGCCACTGCACCATCTCGGTGTTCGTGGAAGAGAAAAGCTGCTGATACCACGCTTTAATATCGGCGTAGGTCATGGGGAAGCCCTGATCGGTTTCGGGCTCCGCATGCACCGAGCCTTTCATCTGGTCGAGGTGCACGTACTCGGCGTAAAAGTCTTTCGCTTCGTCCGCGACCGTAAGTTGCCAGTCTTCGGTCATGTTCTTGGCGGCGCATTTGACGGCGTTCTCGGCGGCTCTCGCGTGTTCTTTGCGGATGGTCAGCCAGTGCAGCCCGAGCTTCACCATGCCGGTATTCAGTTGCTGGGCTTGTCCGGAGGCGGTCTCGATGCCTTCCTGCGTGCCCGCGCCAAAGACTTGTGGCGGAGTTCCGACCAGCAGCTCCATGTCCGACTTGAGGCTGGCGGCATATTGGAAGATCATGGCGTCGATCTCGGCCCGCACCTGAAAAACCAGCTCCTGAATATTTGAGAGCGGCGCACCTTTGCGTAAGTGGATCTCGTTCAGGATTCCCGGCAGGATGGGTTTGTTGTTCATCGCCTGGGCGTCGAGATATTCCGCGTTGATCAGCAGAAGCCCGCAGGCCAGGCGGTCCATGTATTCGTCGATCTTCGAAATGCAGTCGTTCAAGCGCTCCTGCACCGGCACGGCGGGATTTCCGGCAGGCTCCGGCATCAAGCCGAATCCCGCGACTTCCGTGCCATTCCAGGTCCACTCATCGGTCAGCTTGCAGGCGCGAATCTGTAAAGGGAGTTCGTTCACCCACGCCAGCATGCAGCCGTCGGGGAAGGCTTCGCTCAGCTCGTCGCACTCTTGCTTGGTGATGGCTTCCGCCTCCGCGAACAACATGGGCTGAATCCAGGTGCGGTTGTAGGTAGGCTTCGATTGGTTCGAGCATGCGGCATAGGCGGAGCCTTGGGGCGCGGCGGTCAGCATTTCCCGCCATTGCCGCTCCAGCGTCGTGGCGCTCGATCCGACCGATCCTCCCGCTTGCAACTGCTCCCACTTCTCGCTAAAGGTGCGGCGCAACCAGCCCAGCGAAACTTCTTCCTCCACGTGCAAGAGGCAGGTATTTAAGAGATCGGGCGCGTCCGGGTCGACATCGACGTGCATGGGGCCGTAGACGGTTTGCAGCACCATGCCGTTCGGCACATCCTCGCGCTGTTCGGCCACGGGGACGGTTTCGGTGTGGGGCTCGAAGAAGTTCTGCGGGCCGAATGGGGTGCCGCAGTTGGGGCAGGCAAACGTGGTTTGACCGGCGAGCGCATCTTCCGGCGTGGAGACACCGCAGTTGAAGCAGGTGTAACGGGCGGGCAGGATGTCGGTCTTCAGTAGTTGCAGGACGGTTTGCTTATGTGTGCCAGTCCGGTTCTTGTCAACCACGTAGCGGGTGAATTTGAAATAGCAGCCGGAGGTGAACATCTCCATCAACTCCGTCATCAGCATGATGTCGGGATCGTTGGCCCGTTCGATGATGGTTTCGACGCGGGAAGCGACGTTGGCGGTGGCGCGGTCTGCTTCGATGTCGGGATTCGCCGGCAGCCAGCGGGATTTCGGAATCTGCGCACTCAGGGCGGCAATGAAGGCCTTCTCTAACATCTGGTAGAAATTGTGCGGACGCTTGTCCATGGTGCGATCCGCGTTGCGATCGTCGGACGCGCCCATGTAGTTCCAGTACTCTTCGAAGGCGTCGAAGGTCTGATAGGTTCCCGGCAACACGCCGATGTTGTGATTCCCCTTCAACATCTCTTTGTTCTTCACGATGGTCAGGATTTTGGGGCGGCGCTTCCACTCCCACTGCGAACGCTTCTCGGTCACCACGTCGATCAGCCGCTTTCCCCAGCGGTCGAGCAGCGCCTGCATTTCCTCGTCTGGCTCGGCTGCGGACTGAGGGTTCGGTTCTTGGGAGGGCGGAGTCTTCGGCGGCGTGACCACGGCAGAGATGGACGTCTGCTGGCCGGGAACCGGCTGGGGCTGGCCTTGGGGAACTTGCCCTAATTGTGGAGGTGCGGTGGCCATGGGTTACGACACTTACTGCTTCGCTGCGTTGAACAGGACTTGCGCCGGGTGGGTGCCGTGCGCCCGCTGGCGTCTCTCAACTTCGGCCCTGGCCATTTCGTCCGCCATTACTCTGCCCATCAGGCTGGGCTTGGTGCGCATGATGCTGCGCAGGCGCGCCTTGGTGCGTTCGCGCTCGATTTCGAACTCATCGCGTGAAACCATCGGCTGAGGAGGCTCTGCGGCAACTGGTTCCGCGGCCGGCGGATGCAGTTGCGCTTTCAGTTCCGCGATCCGCTCGCGCAGCAGCGCCACGATCTCTTCGTGCGCGGCGCGGGATATAAATGGAAGCTGCATCTAGTTCGGGTTGCCGATCAGAACCGCATCCCAGGTCAAAGAGTTTGCAACGCCGCAGGTGATGGTCACCGTCGTTCCCGACAGGCTGGCATTACAGGTGTTTGCAGTGGCTGGGGGTGTGGAAACTTGGTCCAGCGAGACGAACGATAGATAGTTGGTGAACGTCGTCACAATCGAAAACGTACAACTAGTGCTGGTGGACATCGCACACTTGCCCGCCCACTGACTCCCTGCGGATTGATTGATGTGCCCGGTGAAGGCGGTACCGCTCGCGGCGGTAAGGTTCACCGGGGAGGCGATAGAGAACTGGGTACAGGCGGCAGCGTTGCAAGCGATAGAGATTGATCCCGATGTCGTCCCAGCCAAAGTCAGTTTGCCGTTTCCGCTTCCCCCAACCGCGCCTACCGTTAACGTACCCGTGCCGCTATCCACTAAATCGCCCGAGGCTCCAACCGTGGTGCTGCCGCCCGCCGCGGCGTAAGTGGTGACAGCGCCGGCCGTTCCGCTATTGGCCGAAACCGTTCCCGATCCGGCGCAGGTGATCGCAAATGTGCTAGCGCTCTGGGTCGCGGTGCAGCCGGATACCAGGTTGAGGGTGGCGTTGCCGTATACCGAGCCGACGGTGGTTCCGTTATTCTGGACGGTCACCCCGCCTCTAGAGCCGCCACTCGATTGCGCGAGCGCAGCTCCGCAAAGTAAAAGGGCAACGACGATTATCCGAAGCCTAGTCATATTCGATGAACCGCAGCGTGGTCGCGGTCGCCGTGTTCGAGCGCGCCTCGACCAGGTTGTCGGCGGCGCGGTAGTTGGGCGCGCTGGTGCCGTTGGCGGCGTTCTGCGCGTTCATCCCGAGCAGTGGGCCACGGTCACCGATCTTGTGGAAGTTGGGAATCTCGATGGGCTCCGTGCCGAACGAGACCGTGTTGACCAAGACGAAGCCGTCCACGAACGTCAGGAAGGTGATGCCTTGCGGCGCCGCCGCTTCGTCTTCCATGAACTCGATGCCGCGCGTTGGGCCGGTGGCGGCGATGGTCACACGCGCGCCGCTGTTTGCGTTCAAAGCGATCAATCGTTCACGTTGCGCCATTTACGCCGTCCTTCCTGCGAAAGCGGGATGAGAAGAGAGAAACGTCTCCACATCCTCGGCATAGAAGCAGTGCACCTCGCAGCCGCGCCAGGCGACGACGGGGTGATCCGCCGGGTAGTGGCGATGTGGGCTCGATACCACGCGCTGCAAGGTTTGTTCCAGCGCGATGTGGGCGGTCGGGCCTATCTTCGCGAGTACGTCTTCGGGGTCGAAGACATTCCCCACTTCGGCGATCGGTTTCAGGCCGAGCCGGGTGCAGCGCGGGAATGCTGAATCGAAGTGAGCCATGGCTTAGACTCCCTCTGCGATGCGCTGCCCGATAGACTTGCGCTTCGGTGGCTTCATGTCGGGGTTCTTGTTGGCGGTGGCGTGAAACACCTGTTCGCCTTCCTTCTCGCCGTAGCGATCCTGCATGTCCGACATCACCTTCTGGCCTTTACCTTTGAAATACTTTCCGATTGGACTCATTGCGTGGCTCCCATCAGTTCGGTCACCGAAACTCCGGTGTTGGGAATGATTTCGTCAGCTCGATCGTCGTGAATGCGGGTGAAGCGCTTGCTCTTCTCGTGGGTGATGGGAAGGATCTCGCCGATATTCTTCTTCGACCAGGCTGCAATCGAGAGATACGACATCGTGGCGTTCATCCCTTCCTCGAAGCTGTCGTCTCCGGGATTGACGCGCGCGGTGAAGATGAAGACTTCCTCGCCCGCCTTGCGCCAAGCCTTGATCTTCCTCACCATCTCCGCGACCGGCGAACCCAGATGGCCCGCCCCGCGCCAGTGGTCGTACACGGCCACCGTCCCGTCGAAATCAACGGCATGCACGTCTTTGTGTTGTTGCTCTGCCATGGGTCAACAGGAAAGATTCGGCGAGGCCAGGAACATGGTTGTGCTCGTGGCCTCGCGAATCGCAGGGTCGATCGCGCTGCGATCGCGGAGCGGGCGAGGGCGGTTGCCGTGAGGGTCTTTCATCTCCTGCAACCGCCGCAAGCCACACTCCGGCTGCGTGTGGCCGACAGCGCCACAAATATCGCAGCACGCAAATCGTCCCATGCGCACAAGCGAGTCCTTGTTAGTTGTTCAGGACTTCGATCTTGAGATCGAGCATCTGCGGAGGCGTGGTCGTGGAAGCGCCCGAGGTCTGGAGGTAGACAAAATGCACCGCATCCTGATCGAGGACATCGGCGGTGATCGCCGCCGTCCCTTGCTCCGCGATGGCACTGACGACAGCGCCGCCGCTGCCTGCAATCGAGGCCACGCCGAATCCGCCCGGCATGATGCTGCCGGAGGTCGTCAGGGCGTTTACCGTCCAATCGCATTCCTCGTGGTATTTGACGTTAGCCGTGCCGGTCGACGTCGGGTTGAGCAGCGTGCAGACCACCTTAGGAGCACCGGTGGAGAAGTCGGTGATGTCTCCAATTTCAACATCCACGCCGGTCACCGTGCCCGCAGTGGTTAAGGTGTTCGACACGTCAAAGGTGAAACGCACCGTTCCACCGATTCCCACCGTGGTCAGGAAGCCGGTGGGAAGCTGGACGGTGCCAACTTCACACTTCTGTCCAGCGGTCAGTGCCGGACAGGCCACAAACGGGCCGTAGTTCAACTGGAAGCCATAACCGGGCCGCTGGCTGGGCCGATAGGCAAAGGTGGTGTGGCTTTGCGGGTTCGGATTGTAGGCTGCCGCGATGCCGCCGGACTGCGGGATCAGGGAGGTCGTGGTGACCGGAGTCGTGACCGTCGCATTCGAGCCGATCGCGCACACCGGGTAAGCGGTGAAGGTGGTCGACAGCGTACAAATCGACGACGTCACCGGAATCACATAGGTCGCGCTGTTGTAGGTCAACCCGCCAAACGGCAACCAGCCGTAAGCGCCCGTGGAAGCGGCCGGCGAGTTGAACTGCAGTACGTTGGTGGCGGAAGCGCTGGGAGTCAAGGTAGCCGTGGTCGAGGCTACACTCCAGCCGCCAAGCGCGTCGACGTAGATGTCGCCGGCATACTCCGCGCTGTTCGGCCAGGTCCCGCCCGTGGTCGCGGACTGGCAAACGAGGCCCGCGGTGGTGGCGCACGTCAGATTGGCGCTGGTGGTCGGAACCGCCAGAGCCGTCAGCGTCGACGGTTCCAGGTTGTACCAGGCTGGGCCGTTGCCGGAAATGTCGTTGATGAGCTGGTTGGCCTGCAACGTGCCGCCCACGGTCGCAGCGGTCGTAATCGTGGATGCGGTGCAGCCATCGTCGTAAAACTTCTGATCGACGATCACCGTCCCGGCTTTTCCGTTCAGGTCATTCAACGCTTCACGCAGTCCGCAGGTTCCGGAGCGCAGCCGGAAACTGTAGTGCGTGTTCGCGGTCGAAAGCGCCAGGGTGCAGGTCGAGCCGCTGTAGGTGACCGAGGTCAACGCGATGGTTTCGGTGTTGGCGCTGACGTCGTCATTGACTTGCACGGTCGCGTTGGTGTTGAACGGAGTGAAACCGTACACCCCTTTGTAAAGAGAATTTTGGCAGGCGGAGATGGGAAAGGTGAAAGTGCCGCCCAGCCCGGAGTTCAGGGTGGAAGGAATGTAATAGTTGTACTGCGATGCGACCCGCTGGTTGTCGATGGCCCACGCCGTGAGCCCGTACTGTCCAGCCTGTCCGGGATTTGCGCCCTGGCCGCCGAGTTGCGAGAATGCCGCTGTCGTCAAGATAACGGCAGCCAGCAGTGAGAATGCGATCCGACGTGGATTCATTGGGTGTTTGCTCCTGAGTTGAAGGTGAAAGGGTTCGGTCAAAACTTGTTTGCGTTGAGAGCGATCAAACGTTCGCGTTGCGCCATTTACACCGTTTCATGGACCACAGGAGCGCCTCATCAAGTTTGGTGCCGATGACGCTGATGACGCTGTTCTCGCGGCAGGGAAAAGCCTTGTTGAATTCTTCAATTTTGACCTTCGCCATTAAGATAACGGCAGCCAGCAGCGAGAATGCGATCCGACGTGGATTCATTGGGTGTTTGCTCCTGAGTTTATGGGCCGCAACGACGAACCACAAAATAGGTGTCGCTGGTCACGGGGGTGCCGCCAAACGTAAATACGGGCGCTGTACTAGAAAGCGTTGTTTGATTGATAAGCGTAGCAGTTCCGTTGCCGCCTACCATTCGCATCTCACATACAGTTGTCGCACCCGGCAAAGGATTCGTCAGCGTGTCGGTAATTGTGGGATTGGCTGCCTGCCCTGAACCGCCTGAGGTTATCGTCCACTGGCAAGTTTGGCCAACACCTGCTACAGCAGAGGCTGCTGCCGTACTACCCCATCCGGCACTCAGGGCAAGTTCCCCATTTGTACAGGGGTTGCCGTAAGCCATAAAGCCGTTCGCTCTTAAAGTCGTGGCGACAGAATCTGTCCCATGGGAACTGAAAGCATTTCCATCAAGCGTGATGCCGGACAGGTTTGGCACTGAGCTGCCATTGAATAAATCGGTATTCGCCGTCACCGCATTAAAGGTGGTCCCGGTGAAGGAGTTGCGGTTTGGGCTGGAGGTCAGTTTCCCAAAATAAAGCGTGGATCCTGAAAAATAGAATGTCGATCCGAAATCGATTACCTGGCCACCGCTGGTTGTCGTGTCGAAAACAGGCCCAGAGCTCTGGAGAAAATAGCTCCCGAAACTGGTGAATCCAGTCTGTATCGGGGCGATCGTGCCGTTCCCGTTGAAGTCGAAACTATCATTGTCGAGGAGCCAACAGTAAAACGGGCAATACCCAGAGTTGCTTACATAGATGGCATAGGCGGTGTTGTTGTTGATGCTGGAGTCTGAAATTACAATCTGTTCTCCAGAGTTCGTTGCAGCCGGAGCCTCTACGATGGCCGCTGTGTTTAACATCATCGCAGACTCGTGAATTGTGATCGACCAAGTATTATTCCCGAGTTCCAGGCCAGTGGCGAAACCAGCAACCCTGACCCGATTAAAATTCTGGTGATTGCCCTTGTAAGTCGAAGGACATTCCGTATTCGCTGGATCGCCGCCAAGCCAGATACCGCCGAATGTCGAGGTCCCGGCTACTAGCGTCAAGTCCTCAATGCTGCCCTCAGGAAAACTGCCGGACCAATTATCGCAAGCGACAACCTGAAATGCGGAAGAGGAACCATTCCAGATAAGCTGTGCTCCGTACCCAGCGGGGCCATGGAGTTTCACGCATCGCGGTTTCACGATTTGAGTAGTTTGACTGTATGACCCAGCAGGAACGTATATCTCTCCACAGGTGGATCCAACACCGCTAGGCAGAGTTGCGATTGCCGCATTCGTCCACGCTCCAATGTCGGAGCCAGAACACCACGATGGGGGCAGAACGCTGGAGCAGGATGCTGGATTCAGTACGCCGTTGGCCCCTGCAAAGATGGCACTACCGGAAAAGACGGGGTTGCCCGTTACGCCGGGAAAGCTCGCGTTCCCGGTGGTTGTCAACGCGTTCAGCGTTGTCTTACCTCCCACGTTGAGCGTCCCCACAAGACTTAAGCCGCTCGCAATCGACTGCATCAGCGCGTTCGGGGGATTAGTGAAAACCGGCGTGGGGTAGAAGACGCCCGAGGTCGAGCAGTTTCCCGTGGGTGCGCCGTTGGAGACGTTGATGGTCGCTCCCCCGCCGCCGTACATGCACCAGCTCTGGGGAAAGCCCGCGATCTGGCTGCCGTTCTTGTTGACCAGGTTGACTGTGTAATACGTGCCGGTGGGGATTAGCTGATCGCTGAGGTAGACCGAGCAGAAGCTGGTGTTGAGGGCTTGCGGGGTGGCGCCGGTGACGAGGGCCGTACTTTGCGAGTATTGCGTCCAGCCGGTAATGGCGGACTGGATGGTCTCCGCGCTCGCGGTGGTGCTGATGGCGACGCCGTACCCGGTGGCGGAGTTGGGCTGCACCCCAGGCGCGCGCACGATCACCGAGCCTTGGCTTGAAAGATTGATCGAAGCTTCCGGCGAAACCGCGCTCACTCCGCCCGCGCCGACGTAGTAGAGGACGACGTAGTAGGTTCCAGCCGGCAGGGTTCCGGAGCTGCTGGCCGAGAGAACCGGCAGCGCGACTGGATCCGGAATGCCGACGATGTTGCCCTGGGCGCTGGTGTAGCAGGCGCTGGTCTCGGTGGCGATGGTGGCGCTGCCGGCGACTACCGCGGGCTGGCTCAGCGAGAAGGTGAGTGCGCCGTAATTGATGGCGCCGCCGGTTGCGGTCTGCACCTGGCCCACGACAACTGAGGTGGGACCGCCCGAGCCGCTGGGACCGGGCACGACCTGGGCCGCGATTCGGGGCGACAGAAGCCCGAAAGCGGCCAAAATCGCTATGCAGAAGTTATGTGGAAATTTGTTCAGCACTTTCTTCCGGGACGGGCTGCCTCATCTCGAGACTTTTGTAGTTGAAACAGTTCCACGAGATGAGCTAGATCGAACGGCTGCCGAGTGGTACTGCGAGAACTGCAATTCTCCGCAGAGCACCGCTCTCTATCGAGGGGCGGTCTATGCCAAATGGCTACTGGTGAACAAGGGAAAATGTTCAGAGCGCCGCAGTACTGGCAATGTGTTTCCAAATTAATGAACCCGTTCGCATCTACAATCACCTTCGCACAGTGGCCGCACCTGTATTGCATGTGGGTTACTCCTTCCCTGATACCAGGGCAAGGCCGTAAGCTTCGCTCATAGCAGAAAGCTACGCGGTCTGTAATAGCTACTTCTGGCTTCAAAAGAGCACCCATTCTACGATCAAGGGTATCGCCCAGATGCCTATAAAATCGAGAGGCTTCTTCAGAGCATTGACGCGCTAAGTCGGCAATTAAAGGCTTATCAGTCACTTACACGCGCTCCTGCATTGTGCGCTGGCCGATTGCGATCTGGGCCACGGCTCGCCGTTTGCCTTGTTCCTCTCGAATACCCTAATAGAGGTTTCAAGCTTCTCGATCTCCTCCCGCGCCACCTGAATTGCTCCGTCCCATCCTTTTTTAGCGTTGCTTAATCTATGTCTTGACATTTGCTTTCCCAAGCTCACCGACGACCAGAAGGAAGCTGTGCTCGACGATCTAAAAGAGCACCTTAAGAGCCATCCCGATGTGTTTACTGGCTTATCAGTCACTTACAGGCGCTCCTGCTGTTTCCAATCCCTCGTAAGTTGTTGATGTTTCCTTACGACCGAAAGGAAATAGCCGGATGGCGGCGGGTTTCCATTGGTATGGGAAGGGAACGGCATCTTAGGCCGTTTTGCGCTCCCGTAGACTCCGCGCGCCGACTTTCAGGCGCCAGCGAGTCGTTCGGCTTGGGCCGAGTTCCGGGTTGATTTTACGTCCGGATATTCGACCTTCCGACCGGGCAAACGCTAACCCCGCCTTCGTACGCTCGGAGATGTTATTCCGCTCCATCTCCGCGAAGACGGCCAGTAGCCCAAACATGGCTTTACCCATGATGGTGGTCAGATCAAAATTCTCGCTGTAGCTGATGAATGAAATTCCCAGCGACTGGAGCTCCTCGACCAGGTTTAGGAGATCCCGCTGGGACCGCCCGAATCGATCGAGCTTCCAAACGATCACGGCCTTGAAGTCGCGTAAGCCCTTTGTGGCATCCGCCATGAGCTTCTGTAGCTCTGGCCGCTTCGTATTCTTTCCGCTCAGCCGATCGACGTACTCCCCTTCAATCGTGTGATCCTGTCGCCGGCACCACTCTCGCAACTCACGCAACTGCACTTCCGGGTTCTGGCCTTCGTAAGCATGCTCAAGAGTTTTATGCTGCTCTGGCAGTTTCCCGCAGCGAAGACAATTTTTGGAGACGCGGGCGTAGAGGGCGACGTTCACAGAGAAGATTTAGAACCGTTCGGGAACCTTCGCCACTTCGCGCTGCCACACGCTGAAGAACGCCGGCACGATTCCGAGTGCGCCACACCAGGCGACGTAGGCCTTGTAGCGGTCGATCAGGAGCTTCATCGCAGCAGTGTGTAGACGAAAGCGGCAATCGCGGGCGCCCATCCAATGACAGCTAACACGATTGCGTTGCGCAGCCTCAGGTTGAACTCTTCCCGCATCTGGTCGACGCTGCGGATGATGCCATGGTTCACGTCATGGCATTTACTGACGCTTTTGGCTACGCCTTCGAGCGAGTTGCGGGGGAACTCCCGCGGGAACTCCCACTGTTTTCCAGCTTGATAGAGGGCACTCAGCGGGGCGTTCAATGGGAGCACCTTGGGGTCGGGCATCATGCAGTGTTCGAACAGGCCGCGAAAGCTCTTGAGATCATGCCGGGATGAGTCCTGTCTCTTCGAGTCCGATCTGGAAGAGTTCGTAATCGGCGTAATCCGGCTTCAGGTCGAGGGACTTCACGAGTTCGCGCGCGAGTTGCTCCCGGACGAAACGGCAGCCCGCGCAAAACTCTTGACCGCAGCGCGGAGGTTCATGGCAATCATGCGCAAAGGGGCTGAGGTTGGCGTGGTTGAGTTGCATTTTGATTCTGTGGCCGTTCGGCCCACGCTTCGTCATTACAGAGGCAGGGGCAGGTGAAGGATTCGCAGGTTTCGTGTTTGCCCTTGAGGCAGTCCTCGCACATCGAGCGTTTCAAGCGGCGTCTGGCCGAGGTGTAATGACTGCCAGAGCCGGAGGGGTTTTCTTTTGGGGCGTGGATGTAGTCCCAGACGTTCACGCGCTCACCCGCTTCAGATAGCTGGCCCACTGAATCCCCGGCTGGTTAAAAATCGCTCGCGAGGAAGGATGGAGTTCTTTGCGGCGGGATCGGGCAAAAGCTGTCTTGTCCCCGGCCATTGGCATCTCGTAGTGGAGCTTGTCGCCGTAGTTGTGGGCTTTCGCGAAGGGAAGGACGTTCCCGATTCCGATGGGGCCGTCCCAGAGACTCTTCGCGGCGTTCACGATGGCTTTGAAGAACAGGAATATTTTCCCGTGCTGATCGAAGCGACCGAGTTTCAACTTCTTGAGCCGGTGGAGTTCGGCGCGAGGGCGGAGTTCGGCGGGTTTCTCCCAGCGGAAGTTTTGCCCCGTGTAGAAGCAGGGAACCAGATCAGTCGCAGCCATGAGGATTGAGAGGGGTTGGTCGGAAGGCGCACTTCTCCCTCGAAAGGAAGGATCTTTGAAAAGCGCCGGGCATCGACCGGGTATGGGAGACACAGTGTGTTACACGGGGCGGCGGAGGATAGTGGGAAGACGTTGGGCGTTCAGAGACGCGGCGCTTACAGTGTCACTGGTCCGCCGCCCATGTCAAACAGGAATTTAGCAGGGAAAGGCTAGGAGTGGTTCATTACTGAAGTGTGGTGGACAAGTGAGAGAGAAGAAAGGCTTCGGGGGGAAGCCTTTCTTCAGTGCGTGAAACCATCGAACGGGCCGTTGAAGGTTCCGCAGTAGCCGATGAGCCTGCCCGCGTTGTTTAAGTTCGTGGC